AGCTACGTGCGTGACCCCGTCGTGTCCTTAGCTTGGAAGACCCGCCTTCACCATTAGTAATGATGGTGGAGGGTCGGTCCGAGCGTCTGGATGGCGCTCCGGTGATTCAGCCCCAACGATGAACCGGAAACCACTCCAACTTATATTAAGAACTATGACTATGCTAAAACTAAAGTTGAACCTCGCGAGGATTGTGATCACATTCCTCAACAAGGCCTACTTAGGTGTTAGCGTAGACAAAGGGTTACTTGATCAATGGACTAGGTTAATCCTAAAGCGGGTAGACACACGTGGTCCCGTGGACACTGTGGGCTGGATCAAAGCGATCCGGCTTGCGTGTACACGGTACATGTGTGGCCAGCCACTAAAGGAGTCACCTGGATTTGGGGTTCAAGTTGACGACGACGGTCTACCGCACGCTGCGGTGTTCCCTCTCGTCAGCTTGTTCCAGACACGTTCTCGATCCTCACTACGTTACGCGCTAACCTGTTTAGGGTTAGTTCGTCTCATAGAAGGCTCGAAGGCACCCGACCTGGACCCTATCACGCTGCCTGCGGCTCCATATCCTCCCGGTTTGGGAGAGGAGCTAACAGCCATCGTGAAGGATCTAGGTTGGAAGCTGGACGTTCCCTTATGGGAGCGTCCACACGTGTCGACCAAATCTGGTCCAAATGCGCAAGCATTGGTCGGATCAATCGAGGACGCTTCCCTCCTCACAGAGAGTCAGATTGTCAACCTGACCCTTTGCGGGGGGGAGAAGTTAGCCCAGACGATTGACCTCGTTCGACGTTTCAGCCCCCTTGCTTGGTGTACCCAACTTAAGATTACTCCGAAAGGAATAATCAGTCGGTTGAGTTTCATCAAGGACAAGGAAGCCAAATGCCGAATCGTTGCTATCCTTGATTATTGGACACAGACATGCTTCGAGCCTTTGCATAAGGCGCAGTTTGCGCTTTTGCGGAGCCTCAAGCCTGACTGTACCTCTGATCAAGGTAGCTTCCGAACCAAACTACCTCGTCAAGGGCCATACTACTCTTGTGATTTGAGTTCTGCGACGGATCGCCTCCCTGTAACCCTACAGAGAGACATCTTAGCAGTTCTTATTTCACCTGAGTACGCGGCTGCATGGTACGACTTGCTATGTAACCGAGAGTATAAGCTTCCCAAAGGCGCCGGCTCCGTTCGCTACGGAGCTGGCCAACCAATGGGGGCCTATAG